AACTGGCTTTACAATTAAGAAGTCCAAAAGGAGAAGATGGAGGCTTAACAGGCTCAACATCTGATAGAGATTTAAGCTTCTTAGTTGCAGGTGTTCCAAATAGAAACAAAACTAGATCTCAGAACTTAGCTTTAATTGATATTGGCACAAGAGACAAACAAAGAACAGTTGAGATTGCTAGATTAGCTGACCAATACCTTGAAGAAAAAGGCACAATGTCTGGGTTTGGTAAAGTAAGAAGACAATTCTTGCAAGATAATCCATTATATCCAGAGGGTAGCCAAGAAAAAGAAGCTATAAAAAGAGCTTTAGAGGGTATGTCAGATCAACCATCTGTGCAAGAAGGTCAAATTATTCAGAACCCTACAACTGGTGAAAGAATGATATTAGAAGGGGGGCAATGGCGGAAAATGTAACTATCCCACAAGGTTTTGAATTAGTGCAAGATCAACCAACTATTCCAGCAGGTTTTGAGATTGTCGAGCCAGAAGGCTTTTTAACTAAAGCTGGAAGATTCGCAGGACAGGCAGCTATGGAAATACCTGTCGGAATGGGGCAGTTAGCCGTTGGCGCAACTCAATTAGGGGCGGAGATATTAGGAGCAGAAGATTTTGCAGGAAGAATAGGGCAACAAGTTAAAAAAGAAAGAGAGGTTGAGGGTGATATAACAACAGCACAAAAAGTAGGTAGATTTATTGGAGAGACAGCCCCATTGTTACCAGTCGGCGCAGGTTCGGGATTGATAAAAGGAGGAATAAAAGCTGGAGCAGCAACGGGATTATTAACCCCCACAGAAGAGGGTACAGCAAAAGAAAGAGTTGTTCAAATAGGTCAATTAGGAGCATTTGGAGGCTTGGCAGGAGGATTATTTAAGGGTATTGGCTCTACTTTAGGTTTAGGAAAGAAGCTTTTAACAGCATCTACCCCACAAGATGTATTAGCAAGAAGATTAAAGCCAGAACAAGCAAGAGAAGCATTACAGGCTTTAAAAACAAGTGAAGCACCATTAACTGTTGCTGATGTTGCTGGTGATGAAGTGCAAGGTTTAACTAGATCAGTTGCTAAACTACCTAAAGCAAGAGACTTGATTGTTGATGCTTTGGAGGGTAGATCGGAAAAAGCGGTAGAAAGAGTTTCTAGAGAGCTATCAAAAGACATTTCACCAGTTGAAAATTATTTTGCTAATTTAGATGATTTAGCTAAGGCAAGAAGTGAGGTTGCAGCACCTTTATATAAAAAGGCTTTTGATAAGAACACCACTTTAGATATTAATAAAAACAGAGATCTTTTTGATAAAATAGCACCTGATTTAAAAGATGCTAGAAAGAAATTTAGATTAGATGATTCGATTAAAGATGATTCAATAATTATGCTTGATGCTGCTAAAAAGTCACTAGATGACAAGATAGGTAAGGCAATAAGGCAGGGTGAGAGACAGGAAGCGCGAGCTTTAACCGAAATAAAGAATGAGCTTGTGTCAAAATTAGATAATCTAAATCCAGATTACAAAAAGGCCAGAAAAGTATTTAGCGATTTTGCCTCGATAGAGAGTGCGCAAAAACAAGGTTTACAATTCTCAAAGATGAGGCCACAGGAATTAAAAAGATTTTTAAAGAATTTAGATCCCAGTGAAAAAGAAGCTTTTAGAATAGGGGCAAGGGAAAATTTACAAAAAATTGTTAGCTCTACTTCTGAAGGTGCTGATCCTGCAAAAAGAATATTTGGTAACAGTTTTAAAAGAAATCAAATAAGAGCTTTGTTTGAAAATGATGCACAATACAAGTCTTTTGCAAAAAAAATGCGAGATGAAATAAAAACAGCCGAGACAAAATTTAAAGTGCTTGGTGGCTCAAGAACAGATATTAATCAAGCAACAGATGCACAATTCATTGATGAGGTGGCACAAGGAGCATCTATTGTTGGAGGGAATAAAGCTGAATTATTAAGGGCTACAGCAAACACACTAAAAAACAGAGTCGCTGGACTGACTCAGAAAAATGCTACACAATTGGCTAAGATTTTGACTGATAGAAAAGAAGGAGCTGAGGCATTACGTTCTATTATCAAAAAAGAAAAGGATGAGTTACAAAAAACACTTATGACAGATTTTATTAAGAGAATCAGACCAGAATTATTAACGGTACAAACTTTACAAACCGCAAGAGAAAGATCTCCTGCAGAATAATCTAAGAAAATGGCACAAACTTTTTACATACCAATAAATCAAGTATTTAGCAACCTAGGGATAATTGGCGCAGGTTACAAATTAGAGTTCTTTGAGACAGGCACAAGTACGCCAAAAGATACCTATTCAGATGTAGGTCTAACTGTACCTAATACTAACCCCGTTATTGCAGATTCTTCTGGTAGGTTTCCACAAATATTTGTTGAAAGCTTAGCTGATTACAAGGCTATTTTAAAAGATGAGATTGATAATGTTATCTGGACATCAGACCCAGTTGACCCGAAAGTATTTTCTTTAAACGATTTTGACCCAAGGCCAGCTTCATTTTGGGGAACAACAGCAGGAACCAACACTGAATATACTTTAAATGCCAATCCTCCAATTAGTGAAAATAAGAACACACACATATTTTTAGTGCAATTCCATATTACTTGTGGTGATAGTCCATCTTTAGATATTGATGGACAAGGAGCGTTAAATCTCAAAAAGTATAACACTAGTGGTACAAATAAAATTGATATTGTAACAAGTGATCTTCTGCCAAGAAGATATTGGATTACAAATGACGGAGTAGATTATGTTGTGCTAAATCCAGAGATTCCAGCGACAGAAGATTTTGCAGGTTTATTAGAAATCGCCACTCAAGCAGAGGTTGATGATGGGACTGTTGATAATAAGGCGGTTGTTCCTAGCACCTTAGAATCGAGATTGTTGGGTATTTTAGCAACAGCAATTCAATCTACCAATGGTTATATCCGCATACCTGCGACAGTGGGAGGAATGGAGGAGGAAATTATTATACAGTGGGGTTTTCAAGGTTCATTAGGAGCTTTTAACTTTCCAATCACTTTTCCAAATGCAGCTTTTTCGATTGCGGTTTGTAGACGCTCAAATGATGGCCAAGAGTCGTTGGGTGTTTCGGCTCTTTCTGCTTCTGGCGCAACCTTTCAATCAGTAGAGGGAATGTCAGGAAGTTATATTGTTATTGGTTATTAATTAAAATAAATTATGAGAGAAAATAAAGCAAAGTTTACAGCAAAATATACTAAATCAAATAATTTCGTTGTTGGTTATTTTCCAAACGATATTAATTATCCAAATGAGTCATTTATTGATACAAACGATATAGGATATATTGAAATAACAAAATCAGAGTGGGAAAATAGACCGGATCAGGCTATTGTTAATGGAAACACTATTGAAGCTTATATTAAGCCAGATGATGAACTTCTGCAAGAGGCTAAAGATGCTAAAATAGCACAACTAGCCATTAATCGTGAGAATCTAGCAGAAAAATCAACAGTTGCCTACAATCAAAAGACATACGCTAATTCACAAAATGCAAGAATAGCCATTTTAAATTTTTTGCAAAAACTAACGGATGATATAACAACAGCTCCTTATTTTACTTATCCAGAAAAAGAAATTGTTAATCTAAATAGATTAGATTTTATATCCCTAAGAAATTTAATAGAATCTAATGAATCATCTTTAAGAGTTAATGAGTCTGGATTGATACAAGATATTAATAACTGTACGACAGTTGAAGAAGTTAATAATATTAATATAGATTTAAACTAGGATGACAACAAGTAACTCAACAGATTTCAATCTTGCAAGAGACGAAATAGTGAACGAAGCCTATAGAGAAATAGGTGTAAAAACTCCCGGAAGAGCTTTAACTTCAGAAGAAATGAATGACGGTGTGCGTTCCCTAAACATTATGATTAAATCATGGGAAGCGGCAGGAATATATTTGTGGAAAGAAACAGAAGGCACTTTATTTCTAGTGCCAAGTCAAAATAGTTATAGGCTAGATGCGGCCACAGCTAATGCTACCACTGAATTTACCCAAACCACTTTGTCAGCCGATGAAATAACGGGAGAAACTACTATTTCTGTTAATGATACAAGTAGTTTTACTTTAGGTGACTTTGTTGGCATAAAACAAGACAACAACACTCTTCATTGGTCAATTATAAATGCAATAGGAGCGACTACAATTGGTATTAATGATGCTTTAACTAATGATGCCTCTGAAAACAATGTAGTATATAATTACACAACTAAAATAAATAGACCTCAAAGAATTTCATCATGCAGATTAAGAAATACACAATCGCAAACAGATATTGTATTAAAAGAGATATCTAGAAGTACTTATTTTGATTTATCTAATAAATTTTCCGAAGGAAAGCCAACCAAATTTTATTACGATAAACAATTAAATTATGGAGATCTTTATTTATGGTCAACCGCTGGTAGTGTTGATGATTTAATTAAGTTCACATTTAGCAGAACTTTTGAAGATTATGATGAACCATTAAACACTTCTGATTTTCCTGTTGAATGGCTAGAGGCCATTATTACAAACTTAGCTTATAAGTTAGGTAAAAAGTATGGCATAGGAGCGCAAAGACTAGCGCAAATAAAAGAAGATGCTCAAACAACCAAGGCAATTGTTGAAGGTTGGGATAGAGAACCAACATCTATTTATTTTGCACCATATATAGACATTAATAATGATAGGTAAAAATGGGAGAAACTACACAGATTAATTTTGCAAAAAATTCCTATAAATCAAGAAGCAAATCTTTATCATCCCAAAGAATTGTCAATCTTTATGCAGAAGCAGCACCAGATGACTCACCTTTTCCAGTGGCTCTTTTTGGAACGCCAGGCATAAAAGAATGGGTTGATCTTGATACACTCAATTCAATTAATGGTACGATTGTTATGGGTGGCGATTTATATGTTGTTAATGGGGTTGAGGTTTATAAAGTAGATAGTAATAAAAACATTACTCTTTTGGGTGATATGCCGGTTAGCCCAGGACGTGTAATGCTTACAGAAAACGGGCTTCAAGTAGGCATACTAAACCCAGATGGTACTTTATATGTTGCTACTAGTAGTTCATTGACGCAAGTTACTGATCTTGATTATTTATTGTCTGATAGTATTACAACTTTAGACGGATTTACCATCCTGACTGCAAAACCAGATATACCAGCCAATAAAGTAAAATTCTTTATTTCGTCTCTTAGGGACATGACATCTTATGATGCTTTAGAATTCGCCAATGCAGAAGGTGAGCCAGATGTTTTATTAAGGGCTATTTCAGATAATAGGGAGCTTTGGCTATTTGGTAGCAATACAATACAGGTTTATTTCAATTCCGCAAATGTTGATTTTCCTTTTGAAAGAATTAATGGAGCTTTTATTCAACAGGGTTGTGCAGCTAAATTTTCTCCAGCAGTAGAAGATAATGCATTTCATTTCTTGGGGAATGACAGGATTGTTTACCAAACTCAAGGCTATGAGCTAAGAAAAATATCCACCTACGCCATTGATACTGAAATCGAGTCTTATAATGTGGTGGAAGATGCTTTTGGTTTTATATACACTCAAGAAGGACATAAATTTTATTGTTTAACATTTCCAACGGAAAAGAGAAGCTGGTGTTATGATTTAACAACAGGATTATGGCATGAAAGACAAAGTCTAAATTTCCAAAGATGGATAGCTAATAGCTTTTCATTCTTTGCTGGAAAAAACCTAATAGGCAATCCTGAATCTGGAAAAATCTATGAATTAGATCTTAATACCTACACTGAAGAAGATAGTTATATAGAAAGATTAGCTGCTTCAGCCAGTCAATTCGCTCTTCAAAGCAGAACGACTATTGATAGATTTGTGTTAGAGATGGATGAAGGAACGGGAATTACACAAGGGCAAGGGGAAGATCCTCAAGCAATGCTGCAATGGTCAATAGATGGTGGACAAACTTTTTCTTATGAGTTATGGCAGCCAATAGGAAAAATAGGTGAGTATAGAAATAAAATTTTTTGGTATAGATTGGGACAGGGTCGGGAGTTTATATTTAGAATCAAGATAACTGATCCAATAAAAATAGTAATATTGGGAGCTTATATTAATGCAACAGTAGGTTATTCGTAAATGTCAAGACTACCTAACAATTCACAAAAAATTAGCGGTAAAAGTGGTATTGTCACTGTGCCGTGGTATAGATTCTTCCAACAATTACAAGATGAAATCTCTTTAGATCCTGTAACTTCACTTACAGCAATAGAGTTTGCAGCTAATTGCTCCGTTTCTGAATCTGTAGGTGATGTGGTTTATATTGTAAGTTCCAACACAGTTGATAAAGCATCAGCTTTATCTATAAACACCGCCCAAGCAGTAGGAGTTATAGCAGAGAAACCAACGGCCACGACCTGTGTTGTAAGAGTTAGTGGAACAATAACAGGATATACAGGCTTGACGCCTGGAAGAGAATATTTTTTATCAACAGTTGCTGGTGGGATAACGCTAAATGTTACCACTGTACCTGATACCGTTTTATTGCCTGTGGGTTATGCCTTAAGTAGTACGGAGCTATTATTAACAATATCAAATCAAGATTTAACAATAAGATCATGAAAAAAATAGAAAAAAAAGACTTTTTAGAATTTGAGAATTTAAATTATCAAATAGATATAGAGAAATTAAATCTTAAATATATTAATTTAATGTTGATTCTTAATGAGTTAAAGGTAAAATATCATGAATCAGAGGCTAAATGTAATCAGCAACTTGCTGTACTTACAATCAACGAAAGGCAAACCATTGAGAATTCTCTTGATGCCAATAAAAGCAAAATCAAAGAGAAGGAAATCAAATTAGAAGAATTCATAGAGGAACTTGAGAAAAAGAAGAATCTTGATCTAAAGGATTCAACAATAAATCCGAAAACTTTAGAAATAAAAAAAATAACTAACTAAGAATGGCACAAGTAAAATTATTAAAAATTAGCGCTTCTGGTAGAAGGGCTGAAATGGATTCGGCAGCTGATGATATAACTTTAAATAGTTATACAGCGTCAACATCTTTTTCAGTAACCGGTGGTGTAACAATAGATTCAAACATTACGTTTAATGCCTTAACAGATACAATCGCAGGCATTCAAAATCAGAACTTATTAGACAAAACTGCTAGTGAGACTATCTCTGGTGATTACACATACACTGGTGTAAATGATATTACTGCTGGTGATTTAAGAATTCCGACAGCTATATCAGGCGCACCAGCAACTGGTGATGTATACTTAAACGCTGGTACACAACAAGTATTTGCATATGACGGATCAACTTATTTTGATATAGGCGGAACTGGTTCAGCATCTTCGGTTGAAATTACTTACACAGCAGGTACTGGTGGTATTACTATTGGTGATGCAGTTTATATCTCTGGCGCTGATACAGTTTTACCAGCAAATGCCGATATAGAAGGAACTTCTTCTGTAATTGGTTTTGCAAAAACAACAGAGGCAGCAACTAACCCCGTTGTAGTTGTAACAAAAGGTATTGTTCCTGGTGTACTAACTGGGGCAACACCTGGTGCAGTTTACTATCTAGATATCACAAATGGACAAATCACAACTACCGTACCAACTGGATCGGCTGATGTAGTGCTTGAAGTCGGTTATGCTAAAAACGCAACTGACCTTCACGTAGAAATCAAAGGTCTAGATATTAGGGCTGCATAATGGTAGATAAAGTAAGGCCTTTAAAGGTAGAAACCATTTCTAATGGCGGCGGTGTTGACGATATGAGGCGCACTGCCGCTGATCCAGATAGAAATTATCTAGCTTGCAAGGGGATTGCTTTTGAAAATGATGATAACACTTTATTAGAAAAAGACACGGACGGTGATATTGTGGCTATATCAAATGGTGAAACCACAAAATTACGAAGCCCAATACCATTAATAATTGCATTAGGATGACTAAAGTATTAGTAGGAAATATAGGATCATATACTTTTGACGCTTCGGCCAAAACTGTTACTTTAACAGGATTGCCAACGCTAACAATTGAGCAAATTCTATTAATTACTAATGTCAAAGATACTTCTAACGAGGTTATTTATCAGTTTGACCTACCATCTAAAAGTGGCACAATATCAGGCAATGTAATTACTCTTGTTTATGACACAGCAGCAATGAGTGATACAGACCCTTTACAAATTTGGGTTGATATTAATTCTGCAAGTGTACCTAGTGCGTTCTTAATACAAGGTACAAGCGGAAACCAAGCAGATGTTAATGTATCTGGTGAACTAAAAGTAATAAACGCAACCCCAACTCCTCCACCAGCAACAACTCCAGTATTGGACAGCCATTTAGATAGTGATAATGCTATTTTAGATAATTTTTATCTTATACCTAGTGGTCAAGTATTAACTCTACAGCTTTTTAGATCTGGTTCAGAAGGTACAGCAATAATTAGTGCTTATATTTGCGATGATGGAACTAACCCAAATGATCTCACAGAGCCACTGGCAATATCTTACTTGGCAATAAATAATGACACGCAGCCACTTAACATAGACATCACAGGCGATGGAACGCGAACCGTTAGACTTAGGAGAGAGCCAGCAGGAGGGGGTGGTAATAGAGAAATGTATGTAGCAATAACAGGGTTTTTAACATGACAGATAATACTTATAAGCTTATATCTTTTACAGAGGATCAAACTATATCTAAAACAGAATATACTACTGTTTATAGTTTTACAGGCAAAGGTTTCATTGATTGTATAGTATTTAATGTTGATGATACTGATATGCTTTTAAATATAGTATTAGATAATGAAAATGTTATTGATGGATTTCTATTAAAAGATTTGGGTTCAAAATATAACTTTAGTGACGATGTTGGCTTGCCTTTAACAGAAGTTGGCAATAACACCTTTAGGTATAGATTAAGAAGTTTACAGGGATTTAAGCAATCCTTGCAAATAGAGTTAAAACATAACAAGAAAATTAATAAAAAGCTAGTTGCTGGCTATATAACAAAGGAATAGTAAATGAAAATAAAATTAAATTGGGTAGATTTTAAAGGTGAAGTTTCTGATAGAGCTATGAACCCACAGTGGGTAGATGCTAATGATTCTTACTATATTTGTGCTAAAGATGACTTCTTTCAATTTAATTGTGAGTTAGAGCAAGATGAAGGTAGTGATGTAGTAGACTTTGAAGTTAACTATAAAGATAGTTGGAATAGAGCATTGGAATATCATGATAGAAATGGCTTAAAAAGGTTTCACACCTCCCCACGTCCGAATGGTACAATAACTTATTTTGCTGGAGGTGGTGATAATGGGGGTGTTGGTAACGGTGCTGATATGGTTTTTGATATTACCAGTGGCGATACAGAGGTATCTAAAATTCTATCATTTAGTGAAGATGTTAATGTTAAAGACGGCATTGTAATAACAAAAAATGCTCCATTAGGTTCTAAAATCTCGGTAGAAATACTTGACCCATCAGATAACGTAGTAATGACCTTTGTAAAGAAGGTTAATTTATTGGGATCTCAAACAATTTATTTAAATAGTGAGGATAGCGAATTGCTTTATTCTTACTTGAAGTTGAAAGTAACGGTTTACAATGGAATAACTCCTGTGGATTTTCAGGTAGTAGGTAATATAGAAATGTATAGAACTAACACGGTATAAATTATGTATTTTATATTCTTAAAAAGAAAAGTAACATGGTCAAACTGGTTTATCTGGGTTGGAAAATACATCATAAACCTATTTACATGGTCAAAATATCATCACGCCGCCAGCACTTTTTATAAAGATGGTAAAATGTACGTTGGCGAGGCCAAGATGTCTGGAGCCAGAATAATTGAGCTTTCCAAATTCAAAAAAGAAGAGGGAAGCCATAACAAGATTTATGCGTATAAAGTATTACCTATAATTAGTCCAACAAAGCTAATAGAGTTTAACGAAAAAATGGTTGGCTCTGAGTTTGATTTTAAAGGAGCGGCAAGAGCGGCCATAAGAATTGTTGATGAAGATGATGATAAAGTTTTCTGCTCGGAAAGAGAGGTTATTCTTTGTCAAGAATTAGATTTATTGCCAAAAAATATTGATGCATCAACGATTAACCCAAAGGAATTTTTGAAGCTTCTAAAAAAGAATGCTGTGATAGATATTAAACCTGAAATTTGGAGATAATGGAGCAAAGACAAGTTACACTTTTTGACCAATTAAATACTTATGGTCTGTATGGATTAATAACAGTGGTATCAACTTATTTAATGGCGAAAATATCAAAGTATGTTTTTCATTTTTTTGGAAAGGGTTTACTTTCCGAACACAAGAGATATATTAGAGAAGAGGCTGCAGTCATGTTTCAAGACGTTAAGGATGATATCCAGAAGGTTGAAAAAGATGTTAAAGATGTTTTTGAAAAAGTTGAAAAACTTGAAAGAAAACAACATGGGGTAATTGCAAAAAATGAAGGTGTATTAAATAAGGTATTAGACACGGCGTTAGAACTTGATAAAAAATTAAATGAAAAAACTATTATTAATATTCCTAGTTCTAAGCGCAAAGGCTAACGCCCTAACATTTGGAACTGGTCTAATTCATACTAAAAATGATTTAGTTGAAAGACAGCAATATAAACCTAGTCTAACTGTTGGTGAAAGTTGGAATTATAAAAAGTTTAATATCGCTGTTAATACTAATCGTTTAGCGGTTAGAAGCAATGAATTAAAGCTTAAAAATGGATTAAAATTGAAGCAAAAAACAAGATATGATGCTTTACAGCTTGGTTATAGAATAAAGCGATTTGTTCCAGCTTTATTTATTGCGAATGTGCAGGTTGAAAAGAAGTTTTTAGACCAAAAAATAACTAACAACTTGTTTATTTATGGGGGTGTGCTAAACTACATAGTGACTAAAAATTTCTCTATTGGATTTGGTGGTACGACTATAAATGAAGAAGGGCAGAGTTTTTTTACAAATTTTACGTATAGATTATGAAAGATAAATGCGATGTTGCTAAGTCAGTTATTAGCAAAATATTTAAACATACTTGGACGAGAAGAGCCTTTGCAATAAGCATTGTTCTTTGTAGCGTGAGTGCTACGGTGATAGTAATGTATGAATATGTTATAAAATGATTAAAAAACTAGGGGCTTTGATATTAGCTATATTGGCTATTTTCTTTGCTGGAAAACACAAAGGGAAACAAGATGCTAAGAACAAACAAAATAAAAAAGATATTGAGCAAGTGCGATCCTCAAGAAGGATTCGTCAAGCTGTTGGTAAGCTTAACGCTAGTGAGCGTGCTAAATATTACTCAGAGCTGCTCAACAATGCGGACAGATAGTTTTTGTTTATGGGCGGACACTGAATTAGTAAGTGAGGATGAGTTTATAATTTTAGGCGAAGAATCACAAAATAAAATTTT